TGGTAATAGTAGCAGTGGTAGTAGTGGAGGTTCTTATTAAATAACATTATGGCTAATAGAGGAGAAAGTCTTGAAGGATTAAGAATAGCAGATTACTATTCTTCTTTATTGCATCCTGTAACTAGTTTAGATATAAAATTACCTATTAATAAGCAAATTTATGATGGTATAGGTAACACTACAGGTCTTTCTTTAAGTAGTGATAGTAATGATAACGATAGAGTAGTTATTAATAACTATATATACCCTAAAGGGTATAGTACTCAGACAGAATGGTTGGATGCCTTTTACCCTATAGGTAGCATAATTTTAACAACCACGAACGACGATCCAACTAAAAGAATAGCAGGTACAAAATGGGTATTAGAAAGTCCTGGTAGATTTTTTGTTGGAGTTGGAGGAACTACAAAGATCTTTACCCCGGGTTCAGTAGGTAAGGAAAACGGAGATAAGGATGGTGCGTTTACTGATAAACTAGGACGGACTAATTTACCTGCACATACACATGATGTTAATGTAAGGACAACAACGCGTGGTATTAACGAACAAAGTAGCACTTTGAATATATTTTCTCTTTTCTTTGGACCTAATGTAAATCCTAGAAATCTTACTCAAGAAAAAAATTATAACCCAGCGGCTGCTGGGTTACTACCTAATGTCTCCAATAATCCCTTTTCCTATCTTTTAGGTCAAGATGAAATTCAAGCCTTTCAAAATAACGGTAATTTTAACGGTGAAGATAACTACCGTAATTTCTTAATTAAAAAAAGACATGATGAAGGTTATAGATACACCGATGACGATTTTAACCCTAAATTTGGTAATTATTCTTTACGAGGTTGGGGAGGTACTTTAGTAGGAGGACCAGGATGGGCAGGTTTACTTGATAGTAATATACCTAATACTAAGGTTTTTATTACTGATAGTCCAAGGCCTGTAAATGTTGAATGGGTATCTGGTGGTATATCAATCGAACAAGCTGATTACGATTCAAGAGATAGTGACAGAGTTCACACAGGAAGACTTAGTTCAGTAGATTTAATAAAAGCTCGTAATATTATTATAGATGTTTTAGGAATCGAAAAAGCATCTATAGCTTTAGCTGGAGTTGATAGATTAAAGGAACTTAATGAAGAGGTAGATAATGCGTTTGTATCAAACTTATTTATAAACTCCCAAATTAAGGGGTCTACTACTATAACTTCTTCAAATCAAGGTAGTACATTGCAGCATAATAATATAACTCCAAATTATGGTTTTTATACTTGGAGACGGGTACCTCTCGATGAGAATGAGCCTAATACTGAAATAGGAGGTGGTACACAGATTATTGAGGTAGACCCGACCTTTAGAGCAGTTATAACAGAAAATAAAGAGTGTTTAAATTTAGCTGAATGGGCTTTAGATAGAGGATGGAATGGTATTAGTAAAGCAGTTATAACTATTGGATCTGATGTATACATATATTCTGATGATATGAATTGCCCCGCGTTAACTACGGGTGATTGGCCTAGGGGATTAAGACTTATAAATAACGGGTTTATTATGGGAAGAGGGGGAGACGGGGGCTCTCTTGCAGCAGGTAAGTATCATCAGCAATCCTGGTCTATAGGCGCGCCTCCTGAAAAGAATTTGTGGGATGGTTGGGATGGAAGTGATGCTATCTTTATTAATACTACAGATAAAATTACTATTACTAACCAAGGTGCTATTGCTGGAGGAGGTGGAGGTGGTGCAGGAAGTGGTACTGGCAACTTTGGAGGCGGCGGCGGTGGCGCTGGAGGAGGTAAAGGCGGTATAGGAAATACTACTAATTTTAATGCATTACCTGGTGAACCAAATGCATGGGAAACAGGAGGTGAAGGAGGCGCGCCAGGGCAACCTGGTGGTAATGGAGGTCAATGGAGAAACCTACCTATTACTACAACCATAAAAGGACTTCGATACGGCCGGGGAAATCCCGATGCTTACTTTGGTGGTGGTGGAGGCGAATCTGGTGGTGCTGGATCAGGAGGATATCAACGAAAAGGAAATGATCCTCACGGTGGTGGAGGTGGTGGTGGTAGAATACTATCCAGAAATGCAAAAGGTGGTACAGCGGTTAATCCTGAAAGTGAAATATATGGCGGGGGCCATGGTGGAGATAGTAATCAGCCTGGTGAAACAGTAGACTCGACAACAAGAAGCTATACTGAACAATTTGGAAGAATAAATGGACCATGGGGTAATGCCGCTGGTGGTGGTGGCTGGGGTGCTGATGGAGGCGATAGTATAAAGGCTCGAAGAGATGTTGGGTCTTTCAGCCGCTACGCTCCTAAAGGAGGTAAAGGTGGCAATGCTATAACCATAGTTGATGGTGTTAATTATACTATAACAGGGGGATTAATATATGGTACTATTGAACAGTAGTATTTAAGGTTTAACGAATAAATAATGATATGCCTGAAAGTTTAGAAAATCAATTTATATCTGATTTATATACTTCGCTTTTACACTTAAGCGGGGCTGAATTAGGTACTGATTTAAACAAAGTATTTGATGGTAAAGGAAACTCTACAGGATTAGCATTAAGCGGTGAGAGGGTTTTAATTAATAATTATATTTACCCGCAAGGATTTACTACCCGTGAGCCGTTAGAGTGGTTAGATAGTTTTTACCCAGTAGGTAGTATACAGCTTACTATAACACCTGATAACCCTACTACTAGAATAGCTGGTACAACATGGGTACAAGTAGCGCAAGGTAGGTTCTTAGTAGGTACTGGAACTTTAACTGATAAAAATGGCGATACAAGAGAATTTTGCCCAGGTGGTGCAGAAGAAGAGGCTTTAGGATTAAGAAATGGTAATGGAGATACAGCAGGCGAATATCAAACAACTCTTACTCAAAGTAATCTACCTGCACATACACACGATGTAAATATAGGAGCGCGTGATGTACAAATTCCTAATACAGCAGGATCCCCTCAATCATTTCAAGCGGCTGGTGTAGGTACTTTTGATTCTACTTTAACTTTTGTAGAACAACAAAGATCGAGATTAAATCTTGGTACTAAAATTTATGCTTTTCCTGGAGAGTATGATAATAGTTTGCTTTTAAATTATAGAAATTCATCATTTAGAGATAATGTATTTTCTTACCCTTGGCTTTATGCCTTGGATTTTGGATTTGATAGAGGTTCTGCAGCCAACTACTCATCTTCTGTTAGAAGTGCGTATGTAACCGGATGGGGTGTACAGTATAATTTCAAAGAAATGATAGGTATATGGAATGGTGAAACGAGATTTGTTTCAGATGCCAACGTACAGATTGGTAGAACAAATAGCGCTGGTGCGTCAAGAACCCACTCACCTATAACACTAACTAAAACTCCTTATGAGTACGCCCTAGAGTTGGGTGCTGTTGATATTGGTGATGCTACAGCTGGTGACTTTTTATCACGTAATAGTAGTGTACCTATAGTTACCTCACCAACTGAAATATTAAATAGAGATGAAAGTGTAAATAATACGAGGATTTCAGCATCTGTTGGAAATAATATAGCACATAATAATATACTACCTTCGTATGGGGTATATGTATGGAAACGAATATCATAAATTTATGGCAAATATAAGCATAGTAAAATTAAAAGTAAGACGTGGATCTGATGCACAGCGAAAGACTATTGTATTAGATCAAGGTGAGATTGGATTTACTCTAGATACAAGAAGATTGTTTGTTGGAGATGGTTCAACTTTCGGTGGTAGATCTGTAGGTACTAAGAATATAGGACCATTTACTAATGATTCAAGTTTAGGACCGAATGGCTCTCCGGGAATGCAAATTGGTGATATAGGCTACGCGGATAGTAGATTATATATGCTAACATCTACTAATTATAATGATTCATTATCTGGTTATTCATATATTGGTACTGTTCCTGACGAAACCTTAATAAAATTTGATAGTAATAATAAACTTACTATTCCTAGTCAAACCGGAGCAGGTGTTGATACTGGTCAGTTTGATTCTACGTTTTTCAAAGAATCGTTTTTCGGTACTGGTTTATTATCAGCTATAGGTGGTGTTATAAATGTAAATTTAAATACTGCATATTTAGAGTTATCCGGACCTAGTAATAAAATATCACCAGTAGCTAATTCGATTACTGAACGTGAAATAACTACTACCGCTCTTTCTTCAGGTTTGGTAGGTGGTAATAATGTACCTATCAAGTTGGATATAAACCATGATCAATTTGAATTTAATGTAGATAATAAACTCTCATTTAAAGGAGTTGGCGAAACTACTCTTCCAGCTACAAGCTTTGCTGGTGTAGGTGGTGTAAATTTAGGAAGTGGTCTTTCGTTGAATTCAGCAAGTAATTTACAAGCTAATTTAAGAAGCGTAGATACTAGTAACCTTACTTTAGTTAACGGTGAAATTGCAACAACTGGCACTACAATAAATGAAACTGCGACTCCGGAGTTTCCATTTATTACTTCTGAAAAGGGATTAATAAAAACAATTGGTACATCTATTTACGATGTAATTACCGGTACATCATTAAAGTCTAATACTGAGGGTGGTGTAATACCTGTTGGTACTATTTTACCTCATGCCGCAGCTTTTGGAACTAATGTTCCTAATGGATACTTATTAGCTAACGGTGCATCTCGTAATCGAGTAAAACCTAATGGTGATCCGGACGAGCTCTTTAGTGTTATAGCAACTTCATACGGGGCTCCTACAGTAGATACTTATAGTCTACCTAATTTAACTGGTGGTGGCATGCCAGCAGCCTTATATGGTGCTGGACAATTAGCACCGGTTGCTGGTGACTTTAGTGGAGCACAAAAATTCCTAACTGGTGATGGTAATGCTACAGGAGCTATTTTAAGTGGTTTTGGTGTTAACTTTATTATTAAAGCAACATCAGATTCAGTTAATAGTCTGTTTAATGGATCACCTGATTCAGTTACACGAGATGCAGCATCTGAACCTTTAGTTAGTGTTCGTCAAGTATATAATGGTACTACTAGTACTGGTACGAATATAGAATTAAGTTCAGCAGGATTTATTACTTTTAATAAGGGTGGTGACGTTAGAAATGGTGATTCTGATGGTTCATATGATAGATTTGCTATTCCAATTTTTAACTATTAAATAATAATATGTCAATCGAAATTTTAGAAAATACTTTAATTAAACTTCTAGTAAGAAGAGGTACGGACGCTGATAGAAAAAATATAGTTCTTGAGGGAGGTGAATTAGGTTATACAACAGATACAGATAGACTGTTTGTAGGAGATGGAACTACTTCAGGCGGTGTTTTAGTTGGTAATAAGTATAAAGGTGAAAATGCTGATGTAACTAATTTAGCTCCATGTTTAACTGGTGACTATGCTTTTGAAACTGATACTAATACTTTAAAAGTTCTTAAACAAGGTACTGGTTCTAATGCTACAGATTGGTTGCCAGTTGCTAATTTATTAAGCGCAGGTAACACTACAATTAATATTAGTAATGGTAGTTTAGTCACAGTTGGTACATTATCAGCAGGTAATTACCATAAAGATTCGTTAGGTAGTTCTTTAGAGCTAGTTTCCAATAGGATCTCTTTAAGTTCTACCTTAAGTATCGATAATATTCAACAAAGAACAGTTGGTGTTAATAGTTACTTAAAGCTACCTTCTAAGCTTAAAATTAATGCTGTAAATTATAATTTTCCAGCTACAGAACCTACAAATAATACATTCTTAGGATCTGACACATCAGGAAACCTTAACTGGGCTATACCTAATATTATTAGTACTGGTGTTGCACCTACTACTGCAAGTGTTTTACCGGTTGGTACTATAGTACCTTTTGCTTCAGCTAGTAATCATGTACCATATGGTTGGTTAGAATGTGATGGTACGGAATATGCTAGTAATTCAGACTATTCAGAGCTCTCAGCTGTTATAGGCATAGCATACAACACAGGTGGTGAAACAGCAGATCATTTTAGAGTTCCTAATTTACTTTCAAAAGCTTTATATGGGTCTGAAAATCCTGCTAATAGTACATTAATGCCTGTTACTACAGCTTCACATACTACTCCAGGTCTTTCTGCTTTTGGTGCGAATTTCATAATTAAAGCTATTGGTGGGGTAACAGCTCCTACATTAACTGTAAAGAAAAATTTAGTAACTACTTTATTTAACCCAGTAGGAACAGCTTCAATAGATAAAACTGGAGTAGAGTTTAACCCTCTTAGTGGTGGAATAGTAATTGAAAGACCAGCTCCAGGTATGCAAGTATATACTACTCCTAATACTGATCATGAGTTTACTGTTCCTGATGGTATACATTTTGTAAAATTTACTGCAACAGGTTCAGGTGGTAAAGGAGGAAGTAGTCCAGGTGGAGCTGCTTCAACAGTGTTAGGAAACCTATCAGCAATGCCTGGTACTATTTTTACAGTTAAAGTTGCAGAAGGGTATAATGTTGGCACCGCGGCGCAGAGAAACGGATCATCTACATTTATTGAAGATCCAGATGGTAATGTCATAGTAGAAGCTGGGGGAGGAATAAATGTACTAGATGTACAAAATAGAGCAGAAGATCCTAATCAAAATCAAGTACCGCTGGTTGGTTCATCTGGTGGTGATGTTGATACTGATAATCAATATGTATTAAATGGTGTAGTTATAACTGGTGGTAATGGAATGATGGATACTTCAGGAGGAGGAGGTAAAGAAGAATCCTTAGGAGCTTCTAGTTACTTTGGTAATGCACCTGCACCAGGTGGTGGTCAAGGAGGGCATAGTGGTAGTCCTTTCGGTCCTCCTCCAGGACCAGGTATAGTTATCCTAGAATGGTCATAGTTGCTTTTATGTTTTTTCTATATAACTAAAATATGGAAGAAATTATAGTTGAAGGTTTAGATTATGAAGATTTTACTACTTTAAAGGAAATCCTATCTAATAACACACTGTTCAAATTCGAAGATTCAAATTTATTCGCTAATAATGCTATTTTAATTGAAAAGATAGAAAAGATTATTAAAGCTTTCGATGAATAAATAATTAAATGGAAGCAAGTGTATGGAAAGGAAGTTCTTTATGTGAAGAGTTCTCTGACTATGTTCTTTTTGATGAGGATACTGAAAGTATACTTGTAAACATACACGAAGATTATATGAATATTCTAAATAAAGAACTTTTAAAAATGGGTTATTATTTAGTTTTTAAAACAAAGCTTAACTTAACTAATTCTTATACCTGTACTTTCATAAGGGGTTGAGTAATTAAATATAATTGATGGGCTTTCCTAGTGACATAAAACTTCCTGCAGACGCCAGATATTTTACTTTTGTTGAGCGTAGCAAAAAATTTAATTCCAATTACGATATTACATGGTCGTTTGAATATAGCTTACCAGCTGAAAATATACCTAGTCCTGGAAGCTATGAGTTAGGATTTAGCACTTTCGTTACTAATTTAGAAGCTCCTTTATCCTCTCTCCCTGGTCAATATATTGGTGATCAAGATCCTGAGTTTATTTTATCTGCTCACGCTTTATTAACTGAGACACCGTTGGTTTTAAAAACTCAAAATGATTCAACTATTCTACTTGAAGGAGGTATTTTGAGTGGTAGTTTAGTAAAAGTAGCTTTTGATTCTACTGGTATGTATGCTCTATCTGGTAGAGATGATAGACCTGGTGTAGGTCCAAATGATATAAATAGGCAGTCATTAGTAGTTAGAGATGTTTTACATAATGTTAGAGCAAATTCTCCTCTTTCAACTATGTCTAATGTTTTTACTAACTTATCAACTAATAGTTTTAGAGCATTAAGATTTAGATATGTTAATTTAGGTCAAAAAATACATATTGATTTTAGAGAAGATAATACAACAAATTATACTTTACTCACAACAATTAATATTGAACCGAGATTAACTAATTTTAATAATTTAGATAACATCTATTGCGGGTTTTCATTTACTACTCCTGTTTCAACTACCAATACTGGCTTATCTGCTAAAAATTTCTTCTTACGTAATTTCAATGTTGAGGGTTATGAAGGTAGCGACGTATTAACTGAAACAGTAATTACTCCAGCCCTTTCTGTTAACCCTAATACTGTATTTGATACAGTTAATAATATTGAAGTATAATGTCACTTTCGCAATTACAGCAAATAAGTGATTTACCATTTCAGGTAGATAGTCCTGCTAATGCGGCTAATGGTGCCGGTGTTATTTACATACCGGATATTGAAGTTAATAGAGATTATATAGGTACTTTAGATTTTTATATATACGACTTAAATGCTGATACTGATCCCTATACTGGTGAACCTTATTTAGTTACTCAAGGTACAACATCTGTAAGTCAAGAAGGTGAACAGTTTTTTATATATGTACAAAGGGAGCTTAATTTATTAGCAGATGGCGACGGAAGCCTTTCTTTTGAAATTCAATTCCAAGATCAAAGCGATCCTCTGCAACCAAATTTTGTTGTATCGGAAAGTTTAAACCTTAGCGAGCAGCTAGAGTTATTTGAAGCGCAAAATGATAGCAGTGGACGGACACATCAAAAGCAGACTCATGGTAAACCAACTGCTACATTTGAAACCGATCCTAATGACCCGGCCGTAAAGATTACTGAAGATGAATATTTAGGTGTTATTAATAACGAACCATCGTTTATAGCACCAACAGATAATATAACCGGGTTAAATCCTAGTATTGTAGATGCACCGTTTATTGGACCTTTAACGGAAGAAGAGTATCTAGGCACGCAGTCTGATGGACCTACAGTAGATCCGTTAGAAGAAGCGCGTAGACTTGAAGAAGAAAGAGTTGCACGTGAAGCACTTGAGGCTGATAGCAATACTCCTTCTATTGATCCTGTTGATGATAACCCTAAATTAACAAAATATGTAGGAGGTGATCTCCATGTTGGTAACAACATTATGTACCGTGGTATTATTCAAGGTAGTAATGGTTTATTATACATGATACCATATGCTTCTGATAATGTTATTGTTACAAATATTAATAATGGTTCTCAACAAGATTATAATATTACACCATATGGTAATTCAGGATTAGCAAAGTATATTGGAGGCGCTCAAGCTCCGAATGGTAAAATTTACTTAGGCCCGCAACAAGCAGACGCACCGCTAATTATTGATACTACTACAAACCCCCCTGCCTTTTCTGAAGTATCGGGATATTTACCATTTGTTAATATTCAAGCTCGAGGACCATCTTACTACAATAACCGAGTATATATTCCTTCATATAAAAGCGGTGGTAATGAAAGATGGTTAGTAGTTAATACAAATACTGATACTTCTGAGACATCTATAATACGGCCTCCAGTACCTAAAACTGATCCAATATTTCTAACAAGAGTAAACTACGCTACTGAAAATTCTGGCACAGCTTTAAAACATTATGAAGCTATAGAGGGAGGAGTAGCTGGTAATAATGGTAAGATTTATGGCATGCCCTATGGCGCTTCTCGTATTAATATTGTAGATACAGATGAAGGTACATCAACGTGGGGCAATGACTACCTTACTGGTAATGCTCCAATTGATAACGAGATTTTTAGCGCCGCTATTAGGCAGAGTAAAACTTACTTTAACAAGTATAAGTACGGTGCTCTTGCTAATGATGGAAACATTTATGCACATGGACATAAAGCACGTTCTATTCTTAAGATAGACACTTCTGATGATTCAGCTACTGAGATTCCTTATCCAAAGGTTATTATTGATGCAATGCTTGATGGCGGTTCGGAAGAATCGGCAACTACAGCTAAAGCAGCTTCATTCGGTTCAGTATTAGGTGGCGACGGTAGAATATACTCAACACCATGGAATATTCCTTATCTTATCTGGATTGATCCTAAAGACGATACAATAGGCTATTTAGATATAAGCAATATATTAGATAGTTCAGGAGCTAGTAATGGATGGTATACGTTAGCTACTGCTGTAGGTAACAGTTTATATTTTTCTCCTGGTATATCTCATAAAATTTTAGAAATAAATTTAGACACTCTCAGTAAAGAATATCCTGGAGTATATAATCCCCCTACAGACACACCTGGACCAAATAAACCTCCTGTAACTGTAAATCCTGATGGGTCTGTTCCAAGTGATGGTAGTCAGCCTTTCGATAGAGAAATTGAGGACGGTGATGGTAGTCAGCCTTTCGATAGAGAAATTGAGGAAGGTGATGGTAGTCAGCCTTTCGATAGAGAAATTGAGAACAGTGATGGTAGTACACCTTCAGTTGATCCTTCAGATGAGGATACTTCAGGAGGTAGTAGTGGTAGAACTCATGGCCCTAAAACTTACATATTACAAATTTTTAACAATACTGATTCAAGACTCAATATTAATGGTATACCTTTAGATAATAACGCGCCTAATGACTTAATTGAGCTAAAATCATCTGAAAACTCATTTACTTTTACATTAGTATCTTTTCAAGATTTAGATAATATTGATTTGACTCCATATAGAGTTAATATTTTAAATCGGGAGATGTTAACTGAAAAAGTAAGCAGATATACTATTGAAGCGGAAATAGCAGACGAGTTTACAATAGGTACTAT